AGCCCCATCGTCAGCGCCAGGGTAATTTTCCCTAAATATCTTCTTGTCCATCACTGTGGTGATCAGGCATCGCTCTGCGTCTGAGCCATCAGGAAGGATGGAATTAGGGTCAAAATAGACTGTAAAAGGGTTGTCAATACAATCGATAAAGATTTCCTGATCAAATGAATCCTCACGAACATACTTTGTGTTGATGCGCCAATAACCCCATCCCATGCGAACTGCGTAATCAAACGCTGTGTCATAGGCTGTATCTGCGTTGGAGTTGACCTCAATGTGGCGGGTGATGCCCTCAATGATTTGGGCAATCTTGTAGTCTGCCAAGTTATTCACAGGGTGAACTTTGATGCGGGGGCGTTGCATCCTTTGCTGATTAGTCACTTGCCGAATGTATGCGTCAATCTTGTTGATTGTCAGACATGGGCGGCTTTCCAAGTTTCTACTGTTTTGAATCTCAACGGGCCATTGGTCGCCAGCGGCAAACTTAATGTCCATCAAGGCTTCTGCCCGATTAGTAGAGTCAGCATCGTTGACCAAGCGCCAGAACTTGATCGCCTCGTTGATCTTGTTGTTGCTTCCTGATTCGTCTTGGTAAGCCATGCTATTTACCCCATGTCCATGTTTTCCGATTGCGTAAGTTGGCAGATCGGGTTGTTGCTTGCAGATTTTCTATTCTATTGTCGCTTACATTGCGGTTTATATGGTCAATTTCCTTGGGAATATAGCCATGAAACATCATAAAAATAATTTGATGATTTAGCAATCTCACCCTATTTACGCAAGTTTGGACATAGCCATCTTTGACCTTGCGACCCGCCTGGCATCCCTTTTTGACACGACCTTTTGACCTTTTCCACAATAAATGACCATCTGAATACTCAAATTCAGAGTGCAAAACTTCTGGGGTAATGTCAATTCGTTCCATGTCAACCCATCCATCCGCTTGCCATTGCAATCTGCGATGACTTTTTGCGCTTTGGTGGCTCTTTAATCATAAGTGCAATATAGCGGAAAGCATCTGCCCCGTGTGAGTAATGATCGTGTAGCGGGTTGCGGCTGAACTGCCCTGTGTCGGGGTCAACCTCATACCGATAGTGTCTCAAGCAAGCCAAGCCATCTGCGGTGTGTTCCCTGTCAAAGTAACAATTAGGGAATATTGTCCTTGCCGCATTGATGGAGTCTAGGATTGGCACTCTTGGCATGATTTCGGTCTTGTACCCTGCGGCTCTCACGATGTCATCAATTGACCGACCCGCTGCCGCCAAGGTCTTGTTCTCTGCGTCATGGGGAAGCCAAATCTTGTCGTACACATACCCATAGGTCTGCATGGTCGCCAAGTAATAACTAATGGTCTTTTGGCTGTCCTCAATGTAGCGGATTAGCCTAGTCTCCATGCCCACAAACTGCAAGAACCAAATGGCTGTGCTGTCTGACCATCCCAAGTCAAAGACCGCATGAACGGGCTTTGTAGCGTCATAAGGAACACGGCAGATTCGCCCATCCTTCTCGGCCTGTTGCATCTCTTTGGCAAAGATCGCCCCATCCACAGTCTGTCGGCATAAGCCTTCCCACACTTGATTATAGGCTTCCTCATCCCTGATCTTGAGGGAATCTTTCTCAAGTCTGAGGGTATCGGGAAACCACGGGTTGTCTGACCAATTCACCTTCATGGTGATGCAGTCTGCGGGTGGGACTGCCACAAACCTTTGATAAGTCTCGTCTGTTTCTAGTTCGGGGTTAAAGCTGATCCATATCTCTGATCCTTCCTTTCGGATGGTTGGGATAAGGATGTTCCAAGACAGTCGGCTAGTGGTTTGGGCTTCTTCAACCCAACAAATGTCAACCCCTTCATACGATTTGATATTGCTGACATTGTTTTTGAGTCCAACAAAGCTAAATTCTGTGCCGTTTCTGCCTCTGATGCTTGTTTGGGTAATTTCATAAAAACTCAATAGTCCAAGGCTTTCAATCTGGTCGCACAGTAACTTGTGAACCGAATCCTTGATGGATGTTTGGAACTCACGGGCGCACAGTATGCGGATTGGGTCTTTTGCGCCTTTGATCAGTAAGGCTCGGGCTATTCCCCAACTCTTTGCCCCACCCCTTCCACCATAAAGAACCTTGTAACGGCTCTTTTTGAACAGACCTTCCAACTTAACGGGAAACTCTGCCCTTGCTATGGCATCGGTTACATCGCTCATTCGGGCTTAATGAATGTGACTTGAATCCCACCCAACAGAGGGCTTCCATCTGCGTTCTCAATCGTTGTTGCCTGAATTGCCTTGCCATCCACTCGGTCAATGATCTCTTTAATCGCCCAAGGCTCTCCCGCTTCAGCCTGTGTCACCAGTTGCTCGGCAATGCTTCTGAGGCGGTGTGGCTCTTGAACCAAAACAAGGCGCAACTTGTCATAGAACAGTCTGCTCTTTGCAGCGTTCTGATTGCCTTGTTGACCACCTCTTTCAGCCATTCGATTCGATTCCTAAGTGATTGTCGTTATTTACTTAATCTGTTGACTATTGATGTCTTGGATTTGCAATAATTGCTCTTTGCCTGGGAAAACAACAAAGTTTCTAGTGCTACTAGGAGTTTCACGGCTTCCTTGATCAAGATACCTAATGCCTGGGATGCCCCTTCTTGCCAACAAAGCAGAAATCTCAGGCTGTTCAACTTGTAAATCTCTGTTAATTACATTATGCCAAGTTGATGCTAGTGGGTCTGCATCCATGTACTTTTTAAGATCAAAGTCTGGAATTGATGGCAATTCTTTTTCAATTCCCTTTAATGCTTCTTGAACATTCTTTGGCTGTTGAGACAATGGCTTGTCCCAATCAATCATTTGAGCAATGTTTTCATCAGGAAGATCGATTTTGTAAACAGAACCTACATTGGTATCAAATGCATTTTTGGCTTTATGGGCTTGTCCAAGATAAACGCTTTTAGCAAGCACTTGTCCATCTGGCGTTACCACATCATATTCATTGCGACCCTTTTGAACAATCTTTGAGAATTGTTTGTGTTTAAGGGTTTCTTTATAGCCTTCAGCAACTTTAGGGTTCTCTGCTACATAGATTCCATGACCATAGGCTTGGTTTCCTTCGCCTGTGCCAATTTTTGATGCGTCAAACTTTGTAAACTTGTATGGGCTGCCATGCCAAACAGTCATGCCTATTGGGTTATAGGTCTCAGCCATTTGTTTGGCAAGTTGCTGAGTCTTTGGCCCATAACTAATGCCTTCTTCCGCAGTGGCTTGATAAAGCTGATCTCTTGCGGCATTTGCCCGATCAACTCCGTAACCAATCATCTGTTGCAGACTTGCGCCTGGATTGCGAACAAAGTCAGCCCCTTTCCGCTTTGCGGAGTCAATGGCGCTGTAGATGTCTGCAAGGGTTGGCATTACTTCTTAGACTTCTTTGGGGTTGGCTTCTTGCCCGCCTTCTCTTGGGCTTCACGCTTAACAGAATAGGCAATTGCCACCGCTTGTTTGGGTGGCTTTCCCGCTTCTAGTTCTTCCTTGATATTGGCTCTAAGTGCCTTGGGGGTCATCGATGCTATTAGGGGCATTTTGTTCCTTTGACAGTTCAGCCAATATGTTGGTCAACTCTTGCACCGCACCGCTGATCTGCATTAACACTGCCTCATGTTGTTTGGCAGTGCTACGCAATTCTTCGATGCGGGCGGCTATTCTTTCAGCGTTCATTAGCTAATTGCGGCTAATGTGTCGCAACGCAACCAATTAGTGCCGTTGCTAAAAGCCAACACAGGGCTTCCTGCTGCGCCATTGGAGAAGTAAGCCACTTGACCAGCGGGGGTCACTGATGGGGCTGTTGCTACTGTGTAAGCAGTAAATGCGACTAAGTTCAGTTGTGGGTCTTGATATGCCACGCCTGTTGCAATTGAATTTGCCATGATGTTTCCTTTAACAGTTCCAGTTTTTGAGGGATGCCTTGGCTCTTTCAGCAGGGCCTTTGGCGTTTTTAACTACCCCCTCCATCCTAGCGCAAAAACTGTCTTTTCGTGCAGCATCAGCCTTCGTTTTAGGATTTGGGGCGGGCGGTTTAAGGTTTGAATTGTTTTTAGCATTGTATTCAGCACGACCTTTAGCGGTCATTCCCGCACCTTTTTCAGTCGGGTTGTATGTTTTCCCCTTGCCTGTGGTCTTGTGGGGAATGGGCTTGTCGTGCTTTTTAGTCGCCATGATTATTTCTTTTTTGCAGTCTTGGCAGATTCTTTGAACGCTTGGGCGGTGGGTGCGCCCTTAGTGCCTGGCGCTCTCATGCGCTCGGGAGTCTTACCCGCAGCCTTTTGGCGCTCTATGCGCTCTTGCTTGGCATGGATGTTGGCATATAGCCCTTGCTTGGTCGCCATGTTTATTCCTCCACAACTGCACAAATGTCGGCTTCTTGAATGATTTGGTAATCTTGACCATCAATCTTTTGGGTGGGCCAATTAAGGTAATCCCCGTTCCCGTACTTGATGAAGTCTCCCACCTTGACATCGTAAACCTTTGGGCCGATGGCGACAATAGTCCCCTCGTTAAAGGCTTCTTTGTTGTTCACATAGATGATGTCTGACAGATTTCTGACTTGTGGCTTTACCACAACACGATCACGCAATGGGGTTAGCATTTCTTGGGTCTCCCTGGCTTCTTCTTCACAGGGACAGAAACCTCTTTGGTCTCGTCAGTCATGATGTCATAGACGGGCAATTTCACGACCTCAACTTGCATGGGTTCGTGTTTGCCGCACCAATCGTTTTGGTGCTTATTCTGCTGTTGGGGGCTATATCGGCAGATGCCCATGATTTGCTGATTCCTGAAGAATCGGCAGTTTCCACAATTAGAATCTGATTCAGCCATTCAATACCTCTTTTATTGCTTGGTTAGAAGCGCCCCCAGATTCTCCGTCTGCGGGGCGTTTCGCTTTACTGATAAGACTTGCGGTCGTGAGTGTAGCAAACACCTGATGACTTG